ACTTTAAGATGGGAAACAGGAGCTTGCGCAACCCTGTAACCCACCTCAAAGCGGGTAGCCCCTTATTACGCCGGCTACGGCGGACATTCACTCCCAGGCGCGTCACCAATCCTGGGAGGGTCAACCCTATCTAAATGTGGCCGAGACGGTATCCACAGCCCGCTGCGAGACGCTTCCTGCGGGCCGAATCTCATCATCCAAATCAGTATCCAGTGGTCAGATTCCAGTGGTCAGTTCAGTGTTTGAGAAAGAAGAACAGTAGAGCCAACACAGAGAGAGCTATGGCCCCGATCCACGGCGGACCCGGAGGTTTCCCGATTACAATGGGTTCCTCCACATCCGCTCCGAGCTCAACCGAGAATCGAGACACAGCTTTTGGGTTGAGGGGTTGCCTAACAGAGTTAGAAGCAAAGGAAAGCAAGTGGTAAGCAAGAAATTTGTGCAATCCTCCTTTACGGAAGCAAGCAGCTCTGATGGTACGAGCACGCTTGCGCCACCATCTCAGTGGCTTCATGTGGCAAGCCTTGAGAGTAGCAGCAACCCGGTTCATCTCATAAGGAGTAAAGCGGACGACATCGAAGCCATCGTTCCCGTGCATTGCGGTGAGGATGTAAGGCAGATCCTGGATTTTCAGTGAGACCTGCCTCCCATACCAGTCGCATGTGATCTCATCTGGAAATTCTGACTCGAGGTACGTCTCTAGCATGTGAGTGCTGATGATCCGCACCCATAAACATGGGAAATGCCACAGCAGGTTGCCAACCCAGGCGCCCATCGGGTTGAACCCTTCACCTTCTGCAGAGCAGCGCGCAAACGGGACACTGGGGTCACGCGTCAAGAAATACACCTGACGCCCGTCCCTCGTGAATCCCGTCGTCACGTTGCTTGAGCAGCTGGTGACGTCCTCCAATGAGTACTTTGGGCTGGGCAGCTCTATTGGGGCACCCATGTCTTTCATTGCATTAGCAAAGACAGCTAGTTTCTTCTTGTCCCTATCAGGAACGGGTTCTGCTTGGGTAACAACAACGACATCGTCGCCTGCGACGATGAACTCAGGCCTAACAAACCCGGCAGTCATAGCAGCTGCTTTGACTTTCAGGAAGGCCGTCATTGTGTTGGAACTGGAAGTAGTGAACACACCAGAGGCCCTGCAATTACGAGTGCCCAAATAGTTTCCTCTCTGGTCCACCATGGGTCCTGATGCATAAAATTTGTGTAGGTTCCAGATTCTTGCGCGCGTGGCCGAATCCTTAGTAGCAGATGCATACAGACGTGCTTCACGATCAACATCCTCGGGTGTGATTGTGGAGTCGAAAGTGATGACGTCGCAAGCAAAAGCCATGGGGTTGGGCCGGCGCCACATGGTCAGGAGCCTATTGATTCTATCTTTAGGTGGCACAAAGCCGTAGGCTTTTCCCAGCACCTTTTTAACTGTGCCGGGTCCTATATTACCAAGTACCATCTTCTCAGCGACCCTGGTCTCAAGATGAGGATAAGCTATGATGCGGGGTGGTTTCTCAGTTGCTTTATTTCTCATGAAGACTTCTGATTTTGGCATGACCACAACCTCATTGTAAGGCCTCTGCAAAGACTCGCTTTCGAGAGTCCTGTACAACTGCTCCACATCCTTGCGCGCGGCACCGCTCTTCACATCACCGCCGGTATGGCCGGTGACAGCAGATCGGGCCGTGCGTGCAGACGTGATAGCAGCGGCCTCCCAATAGGTCATAGGCTGCATGTCCAATGTGGAAACCAGCCGCACAGCCTGTTTGGTAAGAGCCTCTAAGTGTGGGTTCGGCGTCGCAGGTGGGCGAAACCGAGTCACTTTCTTCATTCGCTCCAAGACATTCTCAGGTTTAGTGACATACACAAGATTACGCGACACCAAGCCGTGAGTGATGGCAGCAACAGCAGAGAAGGAACGCTTTGCAAGATGAGCTACATATGGGAGCCCGTCCCATATGTAGCTGTAGCTGCACTCCTTAGGCGCAGCAGCACCTAAGGCGGACAAAGAATCTTCAGAAGGTGCAGGTAAAGTAGCGTCTCGCCAGCCCGAGCAGGAGTGCTCAGTGCCCGTAGCACTAGGTTCCAGCGATGGCATGCTGGAGTATGAGATCTGTGAAGGAGGCCGATCCGGAGGGGTGAGCCTGCCGGAAAGGACCACCCTAGTGCTACCATCTTCATCAGTGGGTTGAGAGGTGGACACAGGAGCCCCTGGCGAGCTGAGGGACACAAAACTAACGGAGTGTGGTTTCGTGTAAGGGGGTGGTGGAGTTTCAAACACCTGTAGTTGGCCAAAAGGTTGCAGCCCCGCCCAGAAGCCGTCAGTGCCGACGTCTGCGCGTTGAGCGGCCTCTCGATCCAGTCTACTTCGCTCAGCAGCAACATCAGGAGGGTCAAGCGGAGTGTCGCTAGGCCCCTCGAGAATGTCCTCGGCCCGTTCGTTAGAAACAGCTTGTTGGATGTGGACAACTCCAATATCAGTGGTAAAGGGGTCTTCTTTTGGACTCTCTCCCCCCATCTCAAAGGAGCGAGCAACTGTCGAATCGGTCTGGTAATCACGGAGAGCGTACGGAAGCTTAATGCGCTCTCGGCCGGAGCCAGTGTCCCTCCAAACTTCACCGCGCCAAGGGGTGTTGGGCTCCCCAGAGTATGGATCGGTGCGACGACCGTTAATAGCAGCCGCACTGAATACCCTGGGAATAACCCTAGGCACGGTCACATCTGGAGAGGACGTGGCAACGACCGAGATCACATCACCATCCATGCGGTACTCCACAAAACCAAATCCGACTTGTACAGTCATCGTCTTCCAAGAGGAGGGAGCAGGTTTGGCAACACCTGATGTAGTGTTGTTAATCGGCACAGCAGAGGTCCAGTAATTCCGGCAGAGCTTTGAGCCGCTGATGACTTTAGCGGTTCCGAACTCCACCGAATAAACCAGTTCCCTGCCACACCCACACCGTGTGGTGATCATGCCCTCCCCCTTCCAGGGACCCGTGTAGCCAGCCTGACAGCCGGCGACAGGGACCCCCGGGAGAGAAATGGCACGCTTAACACCACCGATGAGAGCCTCGTAAAGGGCTTTGGCCCACTTACAGAGGACATGCCAAACACTGTAAAAGCAATCAAAGATGTTAAACCCACATGGCACGTCAGTTGGAGTCGTCAGGAACTTAATGGCTGTCTTCACGACGTTCCAGGGATGTATTTTCTCAAACAAGGTCTTGATTGTCAWCCTGATGTCGCGGGCTTCCACGAAATAGTCAGGAGAGATAACATTAGACTTAGCGACCATAGACAGGAGCCTGTTCATCCACACCACGCCCGTGCCCTGGGTTAAAGCAATGGCGCCAACAGCGACAGCTATCGCCGCCACAGCAGCCCCCGGAGCAAAGGCGCAGTTTATCAAGCTAGCGAGCTCAACCGTGGAAGGGAGCTGTCCATCGAGTAGCTTGAAAACAACTCCAAAAGCTGGTACAAAGGAAGCATAAGTGCCAAGAATGGAAAATATTAGAGATAGTAAAGGAGTCCCGGATAACTGGAAGCCTGCTAGGGTAGCGCCCGCGATGAAAACGGCCCCCTCGGCCGTGGTAAGGCGGGCGGTCAAGATGGCACCGAGAGTAATCACGATTGCCTGAAGAGACCGGCTCAATGGCAAGGTGACGGCGCCAGAAAAGCTAAGCAAGCCAGCAAGTAAGGGATTGTCTGGAGAAATTAGGATACCAGCTCCTAATTGTAATGCTGATGCAATTGTGATCAAGTTGGATGCAAACCAATTGTTAATATCATTGACGGCACCGGACTTCGCCATGCCCGCCGCCCAGAGCTGCACCCTTTCTACCCAGATCCTGCAGCGAGTGACTATCGGCTCCGAGAACTCGGGTAACCCCCAACACTCTTCGAAACCATCGTCATCATCCGCAGGCTCTGGGGCATTAGGTGGCTCACCACTATCGATGACCATAGCTGATGTTATAGCCACGGAGCCGAAGTAGTCGAGAGCCAAACCAAGTGCAAACACTGAAGCGGCGGACGCAGCGACGCCAGCGCCCCATACGTCCAATTCTGTGAAGGCTAACTGCAGTTGCGTGACAACGTCAGGGCATGGGCCCTGCATGGGCTGGTGCCCTTCAAGATGACAAAGAATTCTGCATGGCTCACCCGTGACACGCACACCCTTCCATATGGGAGATTGGGGATCAGGTGGGTTACAACCATTCTCATAACAAATCTGCCTCTGCGCAGCGTTAAGCCACGTAAAGGAGGTAGAGTGTATGCGTGCCTTGGCAAGGAAAGCTGGTGTAACCCAGCCAAGGCACCCGTAGAAGGCAGATATCTCAGATAGCACACCCTTCAGGATAGGGAGGCCAGGCGTGACCCTGTAGTGGTCCAGATGTTCAAGGACCTCAGCAGGAGACATGCCGAACCATGCCATACCACTGTCGAATGCGCCAAACACTGATGCCTCAGAGACAGTACCGGACAGCGGTGTGTCCTGTGTAACATAATAGTAGACACCGGGACTGCCGCGGCCAGTCCGGCCCCGTCTCTGTGCTCGTGTGACTGAGTTAGCTGGAACAGTTTTGAGAGTGATTGAAACAGTTGGGTCAAAATCAATTTCGATGTCTTCAACAGTGGCCAAATTGCAGTCTGTAACACTGTCGAAGTTCCCGGTGTAACCAGTCATAAGGGCATCCGTAGCGACAACCACGCAGTCCCCCTCAGTGGGAATAGTACTGATAGGGAGGCCGCGATAGTAAGCCACAGCCCGAATGCCCCTAGAACGAAGGTCAGCAGCGAGAGCCTCACAGTGCTTCTTACTGTTTTGGAAAATCAAATGTCTACCTGTTTTATAGGATGCCAATTTGAGTTTTCTGCCGTGGAAATTGATGTCCCCAACATCATCTAGCTCCAATTCCTGTATATTGGGGTGTGGTAGCACAGGCTGGCCAGGAGGAGTTGCAGTGGCAAGAAGGACCAATTTGCACTTAGTATTGGGTGTGATTGACAAGACGGCACCGATTCCAAGAATGGTAGTGGAGTCAGTGGCGTGACACTCATCACAAATAACCACATCAAAATTGATATTATTTTTGCCATCTGCAAGGAATCTCCCGTAAGTGGAATAGGTCAATCTGGCACCAGTATTCAGTGTCATCTCAGCAGCCTTTAAATTTGGATTGATGCCAAATGCGTCCTTCATATAAGCAGGCATGGACATGGTAGTGGCAACAGACGGGTTCAAAACCAGCACATTATAGCCCTTGCGGACATAATGCATCGGCAGCAGTGTTGTTTTCCCAGACCCCGTAGGTGCATAGACAGTTTGGACTTCCCAACTGGTACCAACTGCCGGCGGAGCCGACATGTCAGTGCGAGTAGGTGTTGGTTTGCCGACAGCAGTGTGTCTGACAGGAGTAGTACAGACATAAGCCACAGAGCCGGAGACAGCTCTGCAACGCTGAACCATAGCGATAACATGGCCGGCAGAACACAACACGGGAGCACCAGAACTGCCCTTACAGATGGAGAGAGCAAGTGGGGCTTGAACCGCCCACAGGTTTTGAGCAGACAGCTTGAGTGGGATCACTGTACCAACGCGGGTAACCATGAACCCCGACGTAGCTGCACAAGTGCAGACGTCCAGATCCTTGGCTCCGCGGGGCGCCATATGCATGGCGTAGTCAGCACCGTCATCAAACACCACCGGCGGGAGGGCTCCAGAAGTGCTTGCCAAAGAGCGATGACCTGCCCCATGGCAGACCGTATGGAGAAGCCCCCCACAAGTGAAGCCCATATAACGGCGCGACATAGTGCCCATGGTAAAGATGTTACCTTCCCACAAAGCCGTGTCAATTCCCGTGAGCGAAACTGCCCAGGTCTTAAGCTCACCACGCCTAGAGACCTGTCGGACGCCGATAGGAGCGCAAGGGGCAAACCCAGTTGGGAGAGTGGACCACCCAAAAGCAACCAGGGATCCCTGGCGGCCTAGGACAGGTCTCCCTCTCACTAAGTCGCCACAAGCGTACCTATGACCTGCATCCTCAAAGTATTCCAGGCGCGACCTTATGGCACCGTACGGGTCGCCGTTAAGCTGGTCGACCCCAGGCAACAAATCTAGTTGCTGCCCAAGGTGTTGATACCACAATACACCAGCTTCACCCGCCACATAAAGGATGATGCGTTGGATCCACCTACCGGCAGGCAGACCCTTCGCAAATTTAAGCAAAATTTCATAAGTACCCCGATGTTTTGGGAGCATGAAATTTGGCACAGTAACAGCAATAATCCAGACAGAGCAGTGTATAGCAAGCAAACCCATAGTAATATCCAGCATAAGAGACGGAGACAGGACAAGACCAAGCATAAAGATGGAATGATTAGACTCAAGACTATAGCTGATGCAACTCAGCCACTCCAAAAGGTAATGGCATGTGAAGCTAACAGATGGTGCAGTTGTAGCAAACAAGCCAGAACCGATAAGAGCGACAAAGGTGACATAAGCCAAGGGAATATGAGTAGTATAATCAACATCTAAAGCAGTAACCCCTAGTACATTAAGCAACAAAAGGAGCATAGTAAGAGGGAACTTATTGCAAAGCATAAAACGGTAAGGCCTGCGACTCTTACACAAAAAGAGATATATGAGGAGCCTGAGATACCATTCATCCCAAGTTGAAGCGATGGCAACAGCGGTGACCCATGGGGCCAGCAAAGCTGCAGTCGCAGATTTCCAGAGAGAGACAAAGAGAATCCACAAAAGCGTAGACCGCGATCGGAAAACGCCAGCTACTAAAGCCAGAAACAGAGTGGTTTCCAAGTGAGGTACAGCTAAGGAACCCCCACCAGAGTAAATGATTTGCATGTTCGGATCATGTCTAGCCTTAGAAATAAGCCCAGTAGCCAGATCACCCAAAGGAAAGTAGGTCCCCTTAGGAGAAAAGACCCACATACCACTGTACAGCCGCCGGGCGCCCGGAAGGCGTGCGGCGGTTGTGATGTTGTTGGACATGGACTTGTTGTATCTCACATTGATCCAATTCTTGTCATCAAAGGATATCGCAAAAGTATCCCACATGGCAGCTCTAACTATCCAGGCGGCGCACGCCGCTGAACCGTTCCCGGAGTGGTAGGATGTGATGCAGGAGACTACACCACACCTTTCCCACGTCAGTGAAGGGTCCTTCCACGTGCAGTCCGTAGGGCAATGATGTTGTTTACAAACAGGGTCACGGTCCATGAGGCTGCAACAGCTCCACGTACCGTTTACCTTGTATTCGCACCCACGGAGGCCTGGTAGATAAGGCAGCCTAGCTAAGGACACGTTCTTGCCTCCCGACCGGTCGCGATAGATTGGTACGTTCACGACGGCGTCACCGAAGCACCACATGTCCTCAACAGAGTAGGTCACATTGCGACACTTGCAGGGAATCATTTGTAAGGAACAACTGGTCATGTGACCCCATTTGGTAGTGGCATTTCTTGAGATTTCATCATGGCGTGAGCATTCCGTCGTGGTGGCCTCAACAACTAGAACAGCAAGCAAGAGAAGTCTAGCCCACTGCCCCTGTATCGCGAACCACACAACGGCAATCAGAAACGGGGTCGAGCTGAGCTCCATCAAATGGAACACCGCATATGGTATGCGGGTGACTATTGACAAAGCCCAGGTCACTACCCCCGCCTCATTCACAGCCCAATTGACCCACCCAACGATGGTACCAAAGGGTGAGTAATCCACTTCCAAATAGCAAGCAGCAGTAGTATTGAGTTGGATATGAGTAGGCAGAATGTCAAAGAGAGAGATCAGAGACACAGCTAGCATACCGCATTGGTCATTGATGTCAAGCATATCACATACAGCCGCACCGACGCCCAGCCCAAGTACATGGTTCCGCAGATGATGGTCATAAGTAGAACCATTGGGCTTAACGCTGAGGAAAACGGTGACAGGATCCCAGCATTGATCGTCAGTGCAGATAACGCAACCGGGGAGGTGGTAAGCAAACTCCTTGGTAGAGTAAAGCACGTCACCCTCCTGGCAGCAGTTGGTAAGTTGATAGTGCGAGCCCACCTTGACCAAGCGATACCCAGAAACACAAACACTAAATAGGCAGAGAATAAAGATGGACATGCCGACTGTTGAGCGCGTCAGGCCATTGACAAAGTCCTCGCAAACGCGAACGGCTCTACCAACGACCCGAGCACACCAGCCAACAGGAGGCCCCAGAACGGGAATCTTCCTGAGGCAATCAGCAGCCCAAGAAAGGGGGCCATCAATAAGTCGGCCGATGTTCTGGCTCCGGCGGTAAGGATCGTGAGATGGTGAACCAACCGGAGTCACAGCACCGACGAAATACGACAGCCCAGTATCTATATAAGGCCAGGCATAGTCACGCTGCCGATTACGCCGACGCCTGCGGCCACCGTCAGTGGAGGTAGGAACCACGACGGTAACCCCGGGACGGCGTCGCGAGCGAGAGCGAGAAGCTCGTCGCCTGCGGGATCGTGATCTACTTCTGGTTTGGGTAGAACTTGAGACTGAAACTTCCATGGTACATGTACAGCCGCACCCACGGATCCTGCGGCAGGACCCTATCAGGCTGTGTGGACTAGGGGGCCTGTACCCACGACCCCGCCTTCACTGGTGGATATATCCAAATCTACCGAAGAGGCCTGGAATGTTCATCAGGGTTCTTCTCGATTGGACCGTACTCGGTCCTTCCCAGCTCCAGCTCCACTCAATCCGTGGGGAAAGGGCTCACGGGATAGGCGCCTCCTACTAGGGGCCTGGTTAGCCCGCTTCGGCGGAACCTAACTTAATCCGTGAGCCTGGAGTGTCGATGG